TACACCATTAAGCAATACACTCATGGCCTCACGGAGACAACCATGTCGCTAGTAACACAACAAAAGTTTGATGAGTTAGTTAAGAACACTACGTCCTATCTTCAAGACATCTTTAAGCGCCTTGACGTCATTGAGGAAAAAGTAGATAAGCTTATGTCTGCTCCTCAGCCTACGCGACGCACCGCTAAGGAGAAGGTAGATGAATAGTGAAGATCAGCGGTTTTTTGATGATTGTCGTAGCTTGTTCCTTACGGACGGCTGGAAGCATTTCCAGAACGAGATTAACGTAGCACTACAATCCTTAAACCTTGGCGCCATTAATTCTTCTGAAGAGTTTTGGAAAGCTAAAGGTAAGTTTGAAACGCTGTTGCAGGTCGCCGGTTGGGAAAACGCTGTGCTAGCCGCAGAGCAACAATCGGAAGATTCGGAATAAACATGCGTAAAATTTGGGATGTGCAGTGTGAAAGCTGCTCAACAGTAACGGAAGTGTTTGGTAGGGATAGCGACTCGTTCCGGTGCGGAGCCTGCGGTAAACCTGCCAAGCGCATCATCAGCCCCGTTCGTTGCAAACTTGAAGGTTATTCGGGGAGTTTCCCCGGCGCTCACATGAAGTGGGTGAGGGAGCACGAAAAGGCTGGTAAGAAGAACGGATAAGCATAGCCATACGCCCCGTTTAGTTTAATCTGATAACCCACAAGGACCGCTACGCATTTCGCATAGCGGCTACCTTAAAGGGCCGGAGATCAATAATGGCACGATTAGTAGACGCCCCCGAAGAACAGCTTGATGAGGCAACCGAAGTCGGTACGCTTGAGGAGCTAGAGCCAGAAGCCGTTGATGTTGAAGCGGAAGAGGTAGAACAGCCACAAGCATCCGAAGACGATCTCCCCGAGAAGTACAGGGGCAAAAGTGCATCAGAGATTGCAACGATGCACAGAGAGCTTGAGCAACGCTTAGGGCAGCAAAGCCAAGAAGTCGGAGAGCTACGCAAAGCCTTTGACGAAATGGTTAAACAGTCCATTGCGGCGCAACAAGCCCCGTCTGCACCGGAACCAGAAGTGGACGAGGTGGACTTCTTCACCGATCCGCAAGCAGCAGTTAGGAAGGCTATTGAGAACCATCCAATGCTTAAGCAGTCTCAGGCTGTGGCGGCAGAGATGGCAAAGTCTCAAGCGCTAGCACAACTACAAGCTGCACATCCTGACATGAAAGATGTCCTTACGGACGCTGGCTTTCAGGAGTGGGTTGGTAAGTCGCAGGTTCGACGTGAGCTGTTTGAGCGAGCAGATAAAGGTTATGACTTTGCTGCCGCAGACGAGCTACTCTCTCTATACAAGGAGCGCCGTAGCATCGTTGAGCAAACCGCTAAGGTAGAGCAAGCGGCACAGAAGAACGAAATCAAGAAAGCTTCTACAGGTTCGGCACGGTCCAATCCTGACAGCACTAAGTCACGAAAGGTTTACCGTCGTCGAGACATTATTGAACTTATGAACCGAGACCCGAAACGATACGAAGCCCTCATGCCTGAAATCATGAAAGCGTATCAAGAAGGTCGAGTTAAATGATTAAACTAACGGAGTAATTACTATGCCTTTGGGTTCTAACCACGTAACGAAGACCACCGCAGCTACCTTCATCCCCGAGATTTGGTCCGATGAAATCATTGCTGCATACGAGAAGTCCCTGGTTGTTAAGCCTCTCGTCCGCTCCATGAGCATGACCGGCAAGAAAGGCGACACGATTCACATTCCGAAGCCGACGCGTGGCAACGCTAGCGTCAAGGCTGCTCAAGCGGAAGTGACGCTGATCGCTGCCACCGAGTCTGAGCTGACGATTGCTATCGACCAGCACTACGAGTACAGCCGACTGATTGAGGATATTGTTGACGTACAGGCTCTGAACAGCCTCCGTCAGTTCTACACCTCCGATGCTGGCTATGCTCTTGCTACCCGCGTTGACACGGCGCTTGTTGCTGAAGCTGCTAACTTTACCTCTCAGCTTGAGTTCCTGTCCGCTGGCGGCACGCAAACCGCTGCTGGTACGGCAACGGCTACGTTCCGAGATCAAGGCTTCCGCGAAGCCATTCAGGTGCTTGACGACAACGATGTCCCGATGGACAATCGCGTGTTTGTCATTCCGCCCGCAATGAAAAAGGAACTGCTTGGCGTGACCAACTACGTCAGCACCGACTTCGTGACCGGCAAGCCTGTCGAAACGGGCCGTATTGGTTCGCTCTACGGAGTTGACGTGTACGTGTCCACCAACCTGCCCACCGAGAACACTGACGAGAAAGGCGCTCTGCTTATGCACAAAGACGCCATTGTGTTCGCGGAGCAGCTCGGCGTTCGCGTCCAGACCCAGTACAAGCAAGAGTACCTTGCTGACCTCATGACGGCCGATACCCTTTACGGTGTCGAGACCTACCGTCCTGAAGCTGGTGTAAAGCTCTTCGGCGTTATCTAAGCCGAGTAAGTAATAAGCGCAGCCGGACGCTTTGTATCCGGCTACTAATTCTTAAGGAGCAGCGCATACATGGCAATTACGTACACGCCCACCACTAACTTTGGCGCTAAAGATTCGCTGCCTACAAACGATGCCGCTAAAGTTATTAAAGGTGCTGAGTTTAGCACGGAGTTTACGGCTATTCAAGCAGCGTTTAGTTTAGCCGCTCCGACCGCTTCTCCAACCTTTAGCGGCACTGTAACGATTCCAACGTTAACGCTTGGAAGCACTAATGTTACTGCTACTGCCACAGAACTTAACATTCTGGATGGCGTTACAGCAACTACCGCTGAATTAAACTATAGCAGCGGTGTTACTAGCAATATTCAAACTCAGCTTGACGCAAAAGCTCCGCTTGTAAGTCCTACGTTTAGTGGCACAATTAAACTTAATGGTAATTTTGATGCTAACAATAACGTAGCTTTTGGCAATGCTACTTTTTCTGCTTTAACTACTGGATTTAGCAACACCGCAGTTGGTAGTAGTGCGCTTACTGCAAACACCTCAGGTAGTTACAACGTTGCTCAAGGTCATCTTGCTCTTGCTGCCAATACCACAGGCATTGCTAATATTGCGTTGGGTACGGGGTCTCTTCGTTTAAATACTAGCGGAGACAATAATATTGCTGTTGGACATCAAACGCTTTATAGTAACACTATTGGAGACAGAAATGTTGCTGTAGGTTATCAAACGCTTTATAGTAACACTACTGGCGACGATAACACTGCTCAAGGATATAAAGCACTTAATAGCAACGACACTGGTAGCGACAACACTGCTAACGGCTTTTCAGCTCTTTTTAGTAACACTATTGGTAATAGAAATACTGCCCAAGGGTATCAAGCGCTTCGTAATAACACTACTGGTGATGATAACACTGCGCAAGGCTATCAAGCTCTTCAAGAAAACACCACAGGAAGTAATAATACCGCTATAGGTATAGATGCTCTTTTAGAAAACACCACAGGCAACAACAATATTGGTGTAGGGAGAGAAGCAGGCGATATAATTACAACCGGATCAAATAATACTATTATTGGTAGTTATGCCGACGCAAGCTCTTCTAGTGCTTCAAATCAAATTGTTATTGGTAGGGCTGTTAGCGGCACAGCAAATGATCGCATTACTGTAGGCTCTGGCGCAAACAAAGCAGAGTTAGACCTAGACGGTGTAGACACGTCTTGGGCTGCTTCTTCAGACGAACGATTAAAGAAAAACATTACTGATTACACTGCTGGGCTTTCTTTTATTTCCGATCTACGCCCCGTAACTTATCAATGGCAAGCTAAACGCAATGTACCAGAAGAGTTAAGCTTGTACGCTGACAGTGATGAGCCGGTTCATGGAAAGCCTGGTGTAACTTATCATGGCTTTGTGGCCCAGGAAGTTAAACAAGCTTTAGATAGCCACCCTGAAGTAGCAGAAGGTCAGCATTTTTGGAAACTACGCGACGATAGTGTACAGACCGTAGCGCCTGCTGATTTGATTCCTATTTTGGTAAATGCAATTAAAGAGTTGGCGTCGCGTCTTGAAGCGGCAGAAAACGAAATTAAAATTTTACACGGAGTTTAACAATGGCTAATCCGTTTGACTTTGCCGGTAACAACATCAATCAACCCGGCCTTGTTTACGACTTTATTGAAGTGACGCCTAACGACAGCACGGACAATGTAGGGACCGGCAACGTAGCCATTGGTTTGTACATCGAGTCTGCTGGTACTGTTGTGTTCCTTAACAAAGACGGCAATGAGCGTACCGTAGAAGTGCCGGACTACTTCTACCTTATTTGCTCCGTTAAGCGCGTTAAAGCAACTGGTACGGATGCTACGGGCATCCACGCAATGGTTGTATAATAATGTTTGGCGCTGCGGTTGTTGTTCAAAAGATTCCAACGCGAATGCTTGGTGTTGTTCGGCGCTTTGTTGGCTATTTGCTTCTTGAAAACGGTGACTTTCTGTTTCTTGAAAGCGGCGATAAACTTATTCTTGAGGGATAGGCAGTATGGCAAACAAAAAGATTTCACAGCTTACTGATGGCACTAGTTTCCAGGCTGGGGACGAGGCTGTTGTCAATCGAAGCGGGACTAACTACAAGGTAGACCCGACCCAGTTCGGAAGCTCCATCGACGTAACCGGCACCGTCACG